AAGACCACTTTTTACCATTTCGTTTGTAAGTTTTACACTAGCTTGAATTTCTTCGTTAGTACGATCCCCCATACCACCAAAAGCAGAGGCATCAAATTCACTAAGATCTTTAAGTGAGTTTTTTGTTGTCTCAGAGGTTTTCGCTACAGATTTTTCAAAGGCATTATATATAGATTCAATAGTACCTACAAGTTCTTTTTCTCCTTCTGACAAACCATCAGTAATAAGTGCTAATTCAGTGGCAACATTTAAGGCTTTTGATAAATAATCTAACCTCTGTTCATCATTTTCTGCATATTGTGCGCCTGTCATAAATGACATAAGCATTCTAAGTTCTGTATTACGAAGGTTTCCTTCGGGATCTTTAAAACCTTTAAGGGTCATATCCAAACCAAACAGGTCAGCTAACAAAGCTCTCCTATCGGTAGCACCTGATGGGATATATTTTTCTTGGAAGCCAGAGAAAACTTCATTCATTTTAGCTTCTAATTCAGCAGAACGTAAATCTAATATGGCCTGTCTAGCTTGTCTAACACTCTCTGTGAGTTTACCAAAAGCCTCTTCTAGGTTTAAAATGCCCTCGCTAGATTTATCAAAAGCCGTATCATAAGAACCCATAATACTTATGAGTTCCTTTGTTTCATCTTGCAAATCTTTAACTTTACCAGAAGTTCCTAATAAAGCTGTGCCTAAGCCACCAAGAGCAGCAATACCTAAACCAATAGCAGCACCCCAAGGTCCAGCAAAGAAGCCAGCTAATTGAGAACCCTGCTGAGAAAATGCGATAAGAGGGTTAGTACCACCTTGAACCTGTACGATAAAGTCTTGTAACTGGTATCCAGCCTGTTGCATTGCGATCTCTTTTTGTCGCATTGCTTTGCCAGAACCATAGACTGATTTTTCAAACTTACGGAAGTCTGTAGCGGAGCCTCTTGCAGCGTTATTTAATCTAGCGATCTGATCATTTAATCTCTTTGTTTCACTGGTTGCACGTTTAGTTGAGATTAAACCAGAGTCTTGCGCTCTTTTAACATCACGTAGTTCTGCCTGTAAGTTATCTAAAAGCCTTACGGCACGGTCCACAGGAGCCGTTTCAGCTTGCATAACCAGTTTAATATCAGCCATTAAAACTACCCATGTAAATTACGTCCACACGTTTTATTGCCTCTACTTCCCAAGAAGACAATGGTGTATTCGTAAGTTCCTTCCACGCTTTTATTTGATCGTAGGTAATCGGGTTAGGGCCAGAGAAACCCATAGTTCTGCCACTGCTTAATGCAACAAAGGCAGACCAGATGTGAGACAACAAAGTGGGAAAATCAGGTCCATCCAATCCCTTTGGTCTACGTCCAGTCTGCCTTTCCACTTGTTCGAGGTGTTCACGTTCTGATATCCCGTTCTTGTCGGGCTTACTGATGGAGAACTCATGTTCTGCAAAGTCGAGAAGCTCTTCAATCAAGCCTTCTTGAAATTTAAAGAGTTACTCACCGCTTCGTCAATCTGATCTCTAATCCAGAAGACTTCGCTATAAATCTCTTTTGCTTTACTCACAGAGAAATTTGGTTCTTCACCATCATATGTGATATTCCAAGATTTTGTCGTCTTGGCAAATAAATCAAGGGTGGCTTCTTCTATATCTTCAGCAGTTAAATCTACCTTTTTCTTTGACTGCGCTTGCTTTAGACGCTTGTTCGTCTGCTCATGTACTGCAGCCTTATACTCCTTAGAATGTGGAGCATACATAGTAATTACCATTGGGTCTGAATTATCATTCAGTAATGGTTCTAGTGTCGTAGGATGCACAATGTTTACATCCACAGTGTCACTTGTCGGTGTCAGGTCTTTCAAGTCCATTGGGTTTCCTTTCGGGCTAGTCGGGTTTTAAAGTGAGGGGAGCAGCACCCGACAACCACCCCCCTCATCCTAGCTAGGATTCTTATGCACCAGACTTCGTAATTTGAAGAATGGTATTTGTATTCGTTGTTGAAGAGCTAAGATCCTCATCAGTACGAAGACCAACAAAAGACATGTTGATAATACGTGATGTCGGACCGTCCACCCCTACGTCAGCAGAGTTTACCTTGATGCGTGGGAATAGGAATGTGAGGGTGTTTGACCCATCTCCTACAGAAACTTCAAGTGCTGATTCTGTTTCATTCAAGAAACGGTTGATCAGAGTTGCATCCTCAAAGTATGCTGAGACTGTACCTTCAACAGATACCGTACCAAACTCAAGGGCTGATGGTGTATCCTCACCAATAACCAGAGTTGGAGCAAAGTTGTTTGTGACAGTAAAATCAAGGGCAGTGATAAGCGTCAATGCTGAACCAAGTGTACCCTTGTTACCAAGTTTGATGTCACCTGAGTAAGCATCAAATGGTTCATTACCAGCAGAAGCATCTTGTGTCTTCTGTGTAGCGCCAATAGTCATTGTCTTGCCAACCATACCAAAGGTAGCTGTTACCATTTGGTTGGGAGCCATAGAGACTGCCATTGTGTTTACTGCGCAACCTGTGAACAAACGTGCTTGGTCTACGTCTGCTGAGTAATCCTCAATCGACAGAAAGGTAGGTGTAGTACCTACGATAGCTGCGTTAGTTACAGTTGTAGATCCATCGCCAGCAGTGAAGCCTGTAGCGAAGTCATTATCTGACATAAGAGCAGATTGCATAAGAACGTCAAACTCAGCGTGACGTAAATCTGCTACAATGTCTCCACCCACAACTCTGTTACCATGACGGTCAACGCGAGGCATACGGTCAGCTTGAATGTCAGTACCAGCAACACGATCTTTGGTGAGATTGAGTGAGTGAGTTGTGAAAGGCAGGTTTTGAAAGTTACCTGCTGGTGTCGTACCAAAAGTTGCTTCCTCTTTGAACGACAGAGTAGAACGAGAGCCTTGTGCGAAAGCCATTTAGTTTCTCCTAATTATAGACGTACCAGCCGATAGTGACTGGTATGAAGTACCAAGGAGAGGAGAGCCTACCTTCCTCTCTCTCTGCATAATCTATAGAGATTGTCTTTGAGTTAAACGTAATGTCTGTCGTTGCATCAAAGTCTTCTATTATGCTATTTGCTAGTGTATCACCAGCACTAGGGCCATTACCCTCTGCCACAAAGCAATCTACTCTGAATATACCTAAGTAGAGTTGTTGTGGGTTGGAACCCCTTACTGCTGGTCTACGAGTGGTTGGGATAAAAGTAGGTCTAACCCAAGATGTTCCTGTAGTCGGATCGAAAGAAATATTCTCATACGCTATAGATGGAATACCAGAGACTTGAGAAAGTTTTTGCTCTAGGCCACGTCTTATGTCAAGGTATATGCTACTCATCCGTGAAGCCTTATTAATTTACCCTTTATAACACGCCCTCTGTCTTTACTATCGCCATAATCTACATACTCTGCGTGAGGTGCGCCATTACGAAGTACAGCCACTTTTGTGCTTTCTAAGTCAGGGATTTTATCTATATCAGATAGAAGGTTTTGTTCACCCTCTTTTCTCATGTCTTCTTCATTAGGGGCTTTGGGCCTATTGAGAGAACTTTTACCCCTTGGTCTACCTGACTTGCCTGTCTCAAACGACCAAGATGTAACAAAAGCACCAGTGTCTACAGGGGAGAACCTAACTGCATCCCTTGCAATCGCCGCAAATTCATTCTTTACTTCTTCTAAAATGCTGGTCTTAGCAGCCTCTATTTTTCTAGCTATAGCTGCTTCATCAATTTTGACAGAGGATTTAATCATTCGCTTACATCACAAATATAGCAGAGGGCAGTGCCATCAGAGAACATAGTGAGGACGTTATTGATATGAACCGTATTTCCATTCCCTAAGATCTCATCTTCTGTGTCTGGGGAAACCGCAAGACCTAGAGCGGGAATTACGCATTTACGTACACCTCTGTTTATGTTCTCAGGGTCAATCACCCCAAGGCTATAATTATAGAAGTATCCTGTAAATGAATAGTCATCTGAAGTGGTACTAGATACAGTGCTAGTGGTCACGTCATAAGAACCATAGGTTTTCTTACGAAGAGTAAGCGTTTGCCCATGCTCTCCTACAAGATTTAAGAGATCGTATGCCCGAAACGACATTACTCATAGTCCCTGATATATTGTTCATCAGTTGGGGGGTTATCGAACTGGCCTTTAGCAAAGCTAGAATCAGGTCTATCAGTCAGTCTACGGTTAGCTCTGATAACTGCATTTGAGATACCACCAGCACGTAGACTTGCAGATGTCATAGAATATTTCTGACCTTGCTCACGAAGGTCTGCAGACAGGGCCTTATACTGTTTAGCCAAATCACTGTAATTTGATGATAAGGCCCCATCCAATTTTGTAGTAACCCTTCTAGCGAATTTAGCAGCGATAGAACTAGCTGCCCAAGCACCCGCAAAGTAGACGTTATCATTAGCTTCAGATAAGGCGAAAGTAATCTCTTCATTCTTGATCAATTGATCATTCGTATCAGTATCACCAATAAGAAGTCTAACGACATTCAGCCTACCTGATGATGTAGTCGTTACGAGATCAGTTTCGTCATAAGTCCAAGCCATTAGTCTGCCTCTAGGTCTCCATGTCTCCCCCGCCAAGAGCGAATGAAACCGATTTGCTTATCTTTGATCTTAGAGACACGACATTTCTTTCTGTCGTACTCAGCTTCGTTAGAAGTTTTTGCCTTAACTTTATCGTTGATGGTCTTAACAAGGATTGCAAGTTGTTCTACATCCATATCAGTGAGACCATCTCCGACAGAAGGCTTTAGGGTTGTTTCCAGTTCTTCGTTGTGGTGAAGATGATGCTCATTGTACATACGTTCAATGTTAGCTTTCGGGAGACCCCGCTCCTTCCAAGGAACGAGATCACCTTTAGCATAGCGTTTACCACTCATCAGCAATCCACTAGGATTACGCACGAAGACTGGCTTATCATATTGGAAAGGTGGTCGGGTCATTCACCTACTCCTTATGACAAGATTGTGTTGAAGAACACACCAAGGTCTGCACCTACAACCTTTTGGTCATAAGCCATGTTAGCTTCAAGAAGCTCTGCAACACCTTCAACACGCAGGAAGTCACCTGTGTAAGAACGAATGTCGATACCATAACCAGATGCGTTATCCAGTTCGTTCCATGTGAAGTTGTACCCTGCTGATGGAACCATCAATCCTGCAGATTGTGGTGCATAGTAGAGAGCAGCTTTCTTGGTTGCTACAAATGCAAGAGACTCAGAAAGACCTTCTTTTGCAGTGTTCTCAATCGCGTCAACGATGTAGTATTCTGCAACTTCAAAGATCTCAGCAAGTTTAGCTTGCGTTACCAAAGCGGTGTTAGTAACTGTTGCACCACCGTTGATACGTGCCAGAAC